GGCCATTGGGAAACTTGGTCTGGTCAGCATAGGCAAGATCCCCCACCCTCAACACGTATCCGACATTTGTCGCCAGTTGCGTGCGTTTCTGAGTTTCGTCAGAAAACAAAATGCCGCCTTTCGAGGCCTTGCTGCCACGATACGGCAAGATGGCTAGACGCCATCCAGTAGGTTTTGGGATTAGGTCAAGGACGAAACCCTGAAGGGCTGTTTCGTTCACTTTTCCGTCTTCAGTGATGGCTTGGTCGAGAGTAGGACGTTTGACAGCGTTTTGCGCCTGCCATTTCTCTTCGAGCGCGGTTAGTTTTCGTTCTGTTTCCATGGATTCTCCTATTGGTTGGTTATTCTTCGGCGTGCTTCTTCAGCCGCTGTCGGATGATGTCTTCCGACAAACGAATACCTTCCAATCGTCCCATCAGGAAACGATAGCGCTCCATATCAGACAGTGTGCCGCTCAATACAAGCGACTCTGTGTCCTTCTCTAGCATTTTGATATCGCGGAGCACGCGCTCGGCAAAATCAAGCATGGTGTTTACCCATGGAGCAGACAGTTTGAAGCCACTGTCTGGAAGGCTTTTTACTTCAGTAAATCTTGACCGGACGATTACCGTCCCGCTTTTTCACAATCTCTACGGGACCACCCTTTTTCATGGTGCGTGATCTTCCCGCACTTCTTAGGGCAATTGCAACTGCTTGTTTTTGGGCAGCCTTTTTGCTGGCAGGACGGCTGGTGCCGATCTTCCCCTTCTCCTTGAAGGAGCCCATCATCTCGCCGATGTTCTTGCTGACCGTCTTTTGGCTACGGCCTTTCTTGAGTGGCATGACATTATCCTCGTGGGGCATAAATTCGTTCACGGGCTATTGCACTGCGCTGGGACGCAATCTTTTCTTGCGACTGTATGCGGGCGTCACTGGCTTCCGCGTTCTCCCTGATGCGCATCTGCTCGTTTGCAAGCGCCTCCTTCTTCAGCTGGGCATCCATCGCGTCTTTCTGCGCCCGCTGCTGCAGCTCTTGTGCTTTCAACTGGACTACAGGGTCAGGCGCTGCCTGTCCCTCGCCGGCCAACTGTGCCTGTAGCTGCTTGGCTTCCATCATGTATTGGGCAATCTTGAGCGCTATCAATGCTTCGCGCTGCATGTCAGACACCATGCGGTCAGGATCTACTCCATACTGCGCAAAGAGCTCTGCCTCGGCGTCCTCTTCGGCCTTTATCTTGACGTGATCAAGAACATGCTTTTGCAGCTCACTGGCCGCCAGTGGATTGGCCTGAATAAGAGGCGAAAGCCCCATGATCAAGTGCGCCGCAATGTGCGCGTCATGTTGCTGGCCCGCAAACACTTTCAATTGTTTGCCGTCGACCGCGTCAATGTTCTCGCTGGCCGGGTCTTTCGGCATCTGATTAGTCTGAACCTTCAGAATGCCGTCAATGTCCCGAACATTCAGCGCGGCATACACGCGGTAGTACGCCTCGTACATGTTGTGCATGTTCGGCGCACTCTGTGCCAGCTGTAACTGAGTCTGCGCCAAGGCAATGCGCTGGGACACCGAAAAGATGTTCGGATCTGCTACCGGAACCACCGATACCATGCTGTCAAAGTCCGCCTTCTTGATGGACCTTGAGGCGCCGGGAACATCATACGGGTACTTTTCGGGCAAAAAGTCCGCAAACCCGCGGAATAGCATCTCAAATTCTTGCGTCTGCGCGTAATACAGGCGCTTGTGAATGGCCGACATCACCATCGACCCACGTTCCAGCAGCGCAACCGTGGTGCCTACAGCGGCCTGCTGATTGCCATCCCCCACCTGCATGTCGGCGGTACTGGCAAGCCGTTTCCCCGCTTCCACCGTGAATCCCAGCAACGCAAACAAGGTCTGGCTAGGCTCTTTGTAGGGCAACGGCATCAAACTGGAGCTTAACTCCGCGCCGCCAGCGTCAATATCTCGCCATTCACCCGGCTGGATCGGATTATCGTCATCCGCAATCCTCGCGCCCTTCGCTTTGAAGCCGGCAGGCAGGTTAGACAGCGTTCCCGCGTCCAACAACTGCCGCAAAGCGCTCGTTGCGGCCTTGGAAAGGCCGCCAATCAGGTGAACAAAACCCAAACCATACGCGCCGGGGCCTTCCACCAGCACGTAATGCACAAAAAACTCGCGGCGGCGCTTGAGTTCGTCTTCTTCGAGCCAGTTTCGACGCACGCCGATGACCCGACTGCTGGTTTCGTCCAGCGTGACGACGTATGGGAGCTTAATTCCAGTCGGCTCACCTTTTGCGTCAAGGTCTTCAAAGCCCGGAATGTCCAAATCGACCTGAAATTCCAACAAAGAGAGCTCTTCAGGAGCGTCGGTTGACTGAATTCCGGTAATCCGATCAATCGTGGCGCCAATTTGATCGGTTGTCTGCCCAGATCCATCGGGACTCAGGTCAACATCAAGGTATTCACCCGCGAAAACACGCTTTTTGAACTCGTTCGAGTCCATGGCAATGCGGTGAGTAAGCCTGCGGCACTCAGAAATAACGCTGGAACCCCTGTACGGGATGTACAGATCATCCGGGAGGACCAGCCGGCTGACCATCCGGCCCAGTTGGGTATCGTAATAGACTTTTTTGAAGGTCGAACCACCGTATCCCGTGTAAAAAAGCAGCTGATCAAACTCCGGTGTGTACTCCTTCATCACCGTGGTGATCTGGTAATTCATGAAATCCTGCACGCGGGAGGCCTGCTGGACCTTGTCCAAGGTCTCTTTGCCCATGATTTGCGTGCGGACAGGGCCGCTGGCCGGCATCAGCTCTTTGAATGCCTGTGCTTGGAACTGAACAATGGCCTCAGTCAGCATCGGATGCACTGCCCCGGCCGCTCCGCGGAAGGGCTGGGTGCGTTCCTGCATGCGGAAGCCCAACAGATCAAGGCCCTTGGAGTACATGTCCTCCCACTCGCCGCGAGAAGACTTGTCGGCCTCAAAGAACGCCATCAGTTCATTGGATATTTTGCCCAGATCCTGCTGGTCAATGTCCCCTGCGATGTTGGCGTAGAAGTCCTTCTCTTCTTGTGGCGCGCCAATTTCAACATCAACGCCATCTTCGTCGATGATTACCTCGATTTCCGGCTCATTTTCCATGTCCCCAAGGATAATGAGCTCCTCGGATTCGGGCGCTAGATTGACCGCTTTATCAATCGGCATCGGGGTACCTAAAAGTATTTCCGGTTGTCATTGGTCACGCGTTCTACGTTGCCGCCTTTCTTGAAGTACCGAGGACCCTCTGGCGTATTAATCAGGTGCTCTGGGCTCTCAACGGGTCGCGTCACGGGTTTTTTAGCAAGGACCAAGGGGCCTACCTGAATCACCTGCTCGGCAGATGCTACGGGCATTCCATCTGATTTTCTATAGAAATAACTATGGCGGGCAGGGTTCATGCCTACCTCTGCCCAATCAGCAGCATCCGGGGCCTTACCGCTCAAGATGTCCTGCGCCTGCTGCGCGACCATCTCAGGATTGCGGTTTTCCCAGTCACCGTACATCCGGGCAATCGTTCCCTTTGCCGTTTTTCCAGTCGCAATGTTCAATGCCGCCTTAGCCGACGACATGAAGTCTACATTATTGAGGACTGCCGCTTGCCCATACGCAATGGCATTGCCGCCCGTCTTGTTGCCATCGTGCAGAGATACTACCCACGTGTCGTATTTCTCATAGGCAGGGATATCAAGGCGCGAGGCCACACGGGTGCCGTTGGGTAGATCGACGTTGACGCCTACAATCCCCGGCGACTTCTCCGCGTTCTTTCCCAATGCCATGGCGATTTCTTCCACCGTGGGCATCTTCTGAACGGCGCCTAACGACCGGATAGGCTGATATTCGCGAACAGTTTGCTGGTACTGTTCTGTGGTGATTTTTCCTTCGCGGAGAGCCTCTGCGGCTTCCTGCACCTGCGGGACTCTTTCCTGCCGCATCCCTTCCCGCGACGCCCGCCACTGCTCCATCCGCTGCGGGGTTATGTTCAGCTGCGTAAGAGCGTCGCCTAGCGTGCCTTGTTTTTCAACGGCCTGCGTCGGCAATTCAAGGCTTTCTATCCCCTGCGGTGTAGCTACAGGAGCAGCGCCTACTTCTTGCTGGGCTTCGTAGGCGCTGTTGAGTTGCCGGTTTCGCGTCCAGTTGTAGCGGTTCGCGAACTCGTCTTCGACCGCTGATACTCGCGGGGCGAGCCGTGCGACGATATCACGTACTTTCCGCTGAAGATCGGGTCGTCTGGCGAGGTCGCCAGTGTCCAAGTAACCTTCGCCATTGAATTTCTCCGTCCAGTTGTTGCCTAAGTATCCTGTATCCGCGCCGAACATTTTAGCATTGACAGGCTCATCGTTGTCAAAATTCATTTTTTCCAGCGCCCTGTTTATTGTTTTCTGGAAATCAAGATTAGGCGCGCCCAAGTAATCAAAGTTGATGAACCGCACGCCGTTTGGTGAGGCTATCGGATTGTACTCGGTGTGGCCTGCTTCTGTTGCAACGAGGCGTGCCAGCTCGGAGGTTTCCCTCGCTGTTAGAGGCCTGCCAATGTCTACCTGTATGCCGTTTGCTTTTGGACGGGAAAGCCCGCTAATAAAGGCGGGGCGGTGCATTCCTACCCCATCCTGTTTCAACAGGATTCCGCGAGCCGCTGCATACGCCAACATAGCGTCCTTGGCAGCCGGCTCAGTTGCATACGTTGCAGCTCTGATAGCCGCGTCGCGCTGTTCTTTTGACCAGCCCTCCTCGGCTGCCTGTTTTTTGATCTGCTCAACACGGCGTGTCACTCCGTACTGTCTGGGTACAGTGACGTTCGTCTGTGTGCCGGGGCTGACCCGCTGCTCAAAGTATCCCGGCGCCTCAAAATCACCGGGCGACAGAATCTCTAGTTCTTTTGCAATGATGTCGTTGCCTTCATCATCCAAGAACGCTTTGGACATCTGGACGTGGTAGTCCTGAACCACTTCAGGGGGCGCCTCAAATATCTCTGGCATGTGCATGCTGGTTCGGCTGGGGATCGACTCCCAGCTGATCTGCGCCAAGTTGTTTGCCGCAGCGTCCGCATAGTCAAACTTGGCCGCCTCCCTGTCCGCTTCTGTCGGGGAATGCCGCAGGGCGTATTCCAGCCAGTTGGCAGCGTGCTTGTTTTTATCCAGAACCACCCTGTCGCCCTTCTCGTCGTAGGTCATCCAGCCCTTCTCAAAGGACTTGGCTTCGACGGCCTTTTTGACATCAGGGTTTTCCATTCTTGACTTAAGGGCTACCCAGATTGCAGCCTGAACCTGCTGGGGCTCCCAGCCCAAGTTCTGTGCTATTCGTTTGGTCTCGTTCTCAACAAAGCTGTACTGCGCAGGGGTTGGCGCCTCTTTGTCAAAGCCAAATGCCCGCATCATCCAGATATCCGTGGTAACCCCCTGTGCCTTGGAAGGATCAATTTCCCGCATCAGGTTGTTGTAGAAGTTGTTGGTCTTCCGGCCTGCCCACTCCTCCCCATCAAACATCCGCTGGAGCTTGTTGCTCATCTCAGTGGTGTACATGCCTGTTTTGATTGGCTGTCCATTTTTCCACTGATAATAGGCCTGCAGGGCATAGTCAAAGTTGGCCCCCACCGGAGTGTTGGGAGAGGTGATTGCAATGGCTTGCACCAACTTGTCCGCGTCTTCCTTGTTTCCGCCAGCGATATCCAAGATCTGGCGTCCGCTGCGCTCGTACCAGAAACGCCCGAACTCGCCTTCCTTGGTCAGATTCATGATTGACCGCGTCAAAGCTGCGAGCTTCTGCGGAGTGTTCACGCCTTCCGGCGCTCCTACATACCGCCCCGTGGTGCCCACGCGTCGACGATCTTCAATGTCGCCCGTTATCGTCGGGCGAACAGAAGCTGCCTCATCAACCTGTGCTTGAATGTTGTCCATCTCAGCCAAGGCCTTGGCGGCATCTGTCAGGGGCTGCGGCTCAACCGGACGTGTCACGGCAGGGCTCAGGGCCCCTTCCTGTGGAATTACCTCATCCAACATCTCACGCGCCGTGCTGACAGGAGCCGCCGTCGCCGCTTCCTGTGCTGCCTTGGCCGCGCCCTTCAGCGCAGTCTTGCCCGCCCGTGCGCCCATGCCCGCAAGCGGGGCTGCCCCCATCGCAGACACAGCCACGAGCTCCCGGTAGATACGCGCAAGGTCCATGTTGCCCTGCGCCTCGGCTTCGTTAGCCATCCGCGAGAACTTGTCCACATCAGACGCCGATCGAATCTCCCCCACCACCGGCAAAACATCCAGCAGGAACTCCCCGGGGCTTTCCTTAAAGCCCTGCGCTACCGCGCCACCAAACTTGCTCAGGTCCTGCCCCAGCGTTGTCATCGGGCTCTCGGACCCAGCGACACGTGCGGCATACCGGCTTACAGTGCCCGGTATCTCCTGCGCCCCCTGCATAAGGTTCTGCAACAGGCTCCGCGATTCTGTCTGCGGGGCCCGCACGCCGGGGACTGGTTGACCACCGATGCGGTCCATCTGGGCGAGCAGCTCTTCCGTGGTGACCTCGCCGCCGTTGGCTTTGGTGATCACAGGATTCGCAGGGTCGAAGGTGCCTTCGTTGCCGATGGCGGATTTGATCTGGGTGGGGTCGAAAACAGCGAGATTTTTTACACCCCCTTCATTGACATACAGCGAATCGAAACCGG